AGAGAGAGACAGAGAAGTGTGTTAAAAATGTCACACTTGTTGTAGAAATGTCACACGTTATGTCTAAAATGTTTAAGAATGTTTAAGAATGTTGGACATGGTGCAAAATGTTAGGCAAGGCTAACTTTGTTTGACATGGTAAAAGAAGGTACGCGCTGGGGGAAGGTGCGCTTCTACTACTGTTAAATACCCCCTCAGATTTTTTTGTATAAATGTGTTGCATATATACAACAGGTATACACATAAGCTGAGAGGGATGTCGGTACGTACGATGTTACACCAATGTTCAAGTTTGACCGTTACATAAGTTACTATGTAAGTATAAGTTAAAGGGGGGTCTATCTCCTGAATGTAACTTTAGAAATTAAACCACCCCTCTTGTTGCCTAGATGCACCAGCAATGTTAAACGAATTCATAAACTTATCTAGTTCATTGTCTAACAATTCTTCCTTACGTACCTGTATAGCGTTATCAGCGTCAGCAGCCATCTGGTCTACCCAATACTGTACAGCCATAGCCAGTACGTCTAACCTATCGTCATGGGCTAGCGCACCACGTACCTTCGTGATACGTGTCATCTGATACGTTAGCATATACTTAACACCCTTATCAGGTGGCATATGTTGAACACTGTCATAGTCCTTCTGTACAACCTTAGGGTCTACAATCAGCCTATGCTGGTTCATAACAGGCTCTAACGTGTCAATGATACGTGCTTCCTTTTGTTTACTATGTCTGACTTCCTCTATCGTAACTGGATACGTCTTAGTCAGGTAAGGCTTAAGTAGTTCTGTAAACATACCATCACCAAAGTTACTCTCAACGAGAACCATGTTTACCTTATGTATCTTAGCTAGGTCTGTTAGGTGCTGTAGCGTTTCCTCAGAGTATCCACCCTCTACGCCACCAGCGTCCACTACGTACAAGAAACCATTAAGCATCTTTACAATAGCGTATGCAGTCTCGTCAGAGCCTCTACCAGAGGGGTCAATAGCAAGTATGCTACCTGTATAGTCAGCACGACCTATCGTGTCCTCAGGAGCGTAGAACTTGTCTCCTGACAGTCCTACGTTAGGAATGTCTGATATAGGCTTCATAATGCCATACACCATCTTCTCTGGTGCAGAGGTCTTGTCACATGAGTATATAATCAAGTCTGCAAGCTTCAATGGGTACTTGTTAGCGTCACTCAAAGAAGTGTCTAACATAAACTGTAGGGCAAAGCCACTACGCCCATACGACAGTTCCCTTTCTAGTAGGTCTTCATCGTCAAAGCGTTTAGCGTCCGTAGGAAGCCCGTACAGCGCGTTTCCTTCGTTTTGTAGGGAATCATACAGGAGAGGTGCAAGACGGCCACCATACGCCTTCTCAGCGCGTTCTAGAGTAGGATAACGAGCAGGCCACACTCTCATTTCGTATCCGCGAGACAAAAGTACGTTATATAGGCTCATTTCGTTCTGTGGTGTACCCAAGTAAATAATCTTACCTTCGGGCTTTAGAACAGCGTCAAATTCCTTGACAGTCTCTCCTAGCTTCTCACGCATCATGTGCGTCATAGAATTGTTAGGAACTTCTACGTCATCAGCAATAATAATGTCGGCACGTGAACCTGTAAGCTGTCCTGTCACACCTACTGACTTTACAGAGGGTGAACCAGACGCTTTGGCAGGTGCTACGTCAAACGCAATCTTAGACCAGCGTTGTCCTTCCTTTGCCACAAGATGTTGGCAGATAGGTAGTTCGCATATGATACGCTGCGTAAACGTAGAGAAGTCATCAGCACGTGCCTTAGATGCTGAGACAACCATAAACTTAAGTTGTGGGTTTAAGAGTAGCTGGTGTACCACGTAGGCGGCAGTGATGTAGGATTTACCTACACCACGAAATGCCTCAATGATACAACGCTTGGGACTATCCTGTAGATACTGTGCAATATCGTACTGGATAGGAGTAGGCTCTGGTAGACCTAAGTGTTGCCACACTAGGTACGTAAAGTTCCTGAAGTCGTGTAGAGCCTTTGGTATCTCAGTCATCGTAAATCACTTCTATATCATGTGCGTGAGCATCGTTTACCTTTGCCCACACAGCGTTAATAGGTGCTACTGAGAACTCCCACGTAGCCGCTTTATCACCCACTGTGTTAGAACCTGCAAGGTTTAGTCCACTAGTAGGTGCAGTAGTATTATTACTAAAGCCTATAGTAATAGAATGGTTATCGTGGTCATTCTGTATTACCAGATACATACGACTAGCATTATCATCTAGAAGCTTTACCCAAGATTGGTCAGCAGGTAGCGTGACATTCTTAGATGTTAAACTAGCGTTATGTCCTCTCATTGTACTTTCTCTGCTACCTCAAATGGTAATTCATGTAAAAGATTTGCAAGGGGGTTTGACTCTGTTATAGCGTCTAACGATGCCCCATTGTCCTTAAGAAACTTAACAGCGACTGATAGTTCGGATGCAGTGGCCTCTCCGCTACGTACACGCAGCAGTAGTTCCTGTGTTATGGCATCATGCAAATCGTCCATCTGTTGCTTTTTTGCCATCTTATGCCATGCCTTTTGCGTATTTATTTTTTTTCTTTTTCTCGTTTAGCTTCTTAGGTGCAGCACGTTCTGTAGGTTTATCAGTGTTTTGCTGCAACAATTTAATCTGTTCCTCTAACCTTTTAATCTCTGTTTCATTTTTCTTAGGTGTAGGTAGAGGTGGTTTCTTCTTTTTGTATTTTTGTGTTTCGTTGTCCATTACTGCCATTCTCCTGTACGAATTTGTTCTGTAACTTCTACTGCACGTTGACCGACTTGTTTAGCCCAACGACTGTTCAGAAACTCGTCTGCTGCCATATCGTACTTTCCTTCCTTTAGCAGAGCCATTGCGTTTACGAACTTTGCTACTGTTCCTATCCCTACGTTGAAGGTGAAGTTGATAAGGGCTGCGAAACGTACCTCGTCTAGGTCTTTCGTCCACGCAAACCTTCGTGTCAGTTGTGTTACTGCATTCTGTATGTCGTGTTCTAACAGTAGTTCTGCTTCGCTCTCTGTTATACCAACATCGTCTAAGTTTCTTCCAACGCCTATAGTACATTTTCCTGCGGTACAAAAATAAGGTTTAAGTTTAACACCTTCGTGTCGTTTAAGCTGCTCTATGAGTTTTGTCATGCTTTTTTCTTTTTATACTTATCTGTCTTATTTTTTGGAAAACCAGCTTTCATATTAGCGTACGCTTTGTCAGAGATTGTTGACTTACTTCTTGGGCGGCTTGTGCCAGCTTTTTTACGAGCGTTCATGTTTCTGTATAAACTCATTTTGTATTTATCCTATGCACTATATTTATTGCAGTGTTAATCCATACCCCGATAAGCACTAGGATATGAATTATCATTTCTATATGTATTAGTTCCACTTATTTCTTACCAAACATCTTTGTTGCACCTTTAATGCCAAACGATGCTGATACGATTACACCGAGGGTATATTTGTACCAATCAGGTGTGAGTGCCAACGCCTCAAAACCCCTCTCCACGTAATCAACAGTGAAAGGTAAGAAGCATAGTAAAAGTGGGATTGAAAACAAAATGGTAAGGTACTCGTCTTTCCAGCTACCCCCTGCGTTCTTTTGTGCCGCAATGTCCCAATCAATCTCACCTGCAATCTGCTTCTCCATTAAAGTAGTTTCTGCTTCTATCTGCACAAGCTTTTGTTTAGCTTTTGCTTTCTTAGTCTCAACGTAACCACTAACTACTTCGCTAGCTACGCCTACAAGACTGTTTACTATTAGTCCAATCATGCAGCATTACCAATCTTTTCGCACTTTGTGCCTACTATTCTATATTCTTTTCCTGTCAGTGGCAGGATTTTTCCCAAATTTTGTATCATCTCTTCGATACGAACCTCACAGCTTTCACGAGTAACCTTTAGTCCCCATGTATCATCGAACTGCATACAATCGTTTGGTGCGTTAATTACACAGGCAAACACGATAGCCTTAAACATTACATTATCCTCTCGTTGCTAAGTACAAGAAAAACGCAAAGTATATAACTAACGCTCCGCCAAGAATTGTTAGTGCTGCTATCATCAAAACTTCGATTAGTTGTTTGCGTTTTCTTATTCGTTCCTGTTCTTCTCGTTGTCTACGCTTGCGCGATTCTGCTTGAAACCTAATCCAATCATGCCACAGACCTGCTCGACCTGCGTATATCATAAACTGTTTCAGTTCCTCTTCTTGTTGGCGTATCTTTTCTAACGCCATAAACTCTTCTAAGTCATCAGCAGTCTTGCCACCAAACCAAGAGTTTTTTCTTTTGTTACCTTTTTTCTGAAGAGTGTCCTTTGCTGTAACAAAGTCACTAATGGCTTTCGTACAGTCAGCCAGTTCTCTTCCATTGGAAACAAACTTCTTGAT